CAAGTATCCTTGGGTCTCCGGCATCTTGGTCGTTGTTTGAACCCCTTGATCGGCCAGCATAGGAGTTGCGGCAAACATTGCCGGTCGGGCAAGTGAGCCCAAGCCGCCAGCATCTTTCAATGCGCCAAAACTGCCGCTAACCTGTTCCATGAAAGGTTTGGAGGCGTAATCTGATATAGCTGTTTTTGCCGCATCCTGCACAAGCGTATTTGCGGCTTCCCCAACAACACCTTGCGAAGCAAGATTTTCCGCAAGAGCTCCGGCCTGCGCACCGCCAGCCGCTGCCGCTCCTGCACTTTCCGCTCCAAACAAACCCGCACCGAGTGATGCACCGCCATAAGCGCCAAGCCCTGCCATCAGTCCCCGAGACAAACTGCCAGTGGCAAGCGTGGTGATACCACCAACAGTCATTGCGCTGGCAAGAGGCGTAGCGCCGAGAAACGCCAGAGACGTGCCTGCAGTTAAAGGCCCCAGCGCCATGCCTACTATCATAGGCAACATTTTCTTAAGGAAGTTGGCTTCCGGCAAACCCGTGTCCGGGTTGATTGTCAGTTTGCCGCCGTGGGCAAGCGCAAGGGCGTGTAAGCCAGCAACCTCACCCGGTGTCATGTGCACCAGCATGGTGTCGCCGTTTCGGCCTTTAGAGGCCATATGGTCGGCAAGGGCGTAAAGGCTCATATTTGCCTCTCAAAACGGGGTTGTTTAAATGGTATCACGGGGGTGCTTTCGGGGCAATCAGTCCTTACTGCGTCAGGTCGTAAAACGTGATGGAGCCCACACCGTCGCCTGTGGTAGCTCCTGAGATGGTTCTTACGCCCAAAGTGTAAATGTCGCTTACGCCAGCCAAAGATACGCCAAGCTGCTGGTCCCAGTTAAATCCGGTTGGGGCCACTGTGTCTGCCTGCCCGCCGCCCCCGGAGCTTGAGATATAGCCGGTTTGGACAATCGTGCCTGCGGTGGCAATCGCAGTGGCGGCAACGTCAAACTCCACATTAGTGTCGCCGGGTACCGTTGCGGCCCATGTAGCCCCCGTAAGAACGGGGTTTTTGATCAGGGCAATTTCATAGTTTTGCAGCGTTGTCGGCTGAAACTGGATGCGGTTTGGAAGCACCACGGCCCCCAACGCAGAGGATGCCAGCCGAATTGAGACTACCGGAAGAAAGTTGGCAGCTGTGTTTATGGTTCCCAATACTGTGGTGCGCCTTGCCACATGCTCAATAGATGTGGCCTCAAACCCACCTTCCGACATTACCGAGGAGCAAATTTGGGTGAGCGTGGCAGCAACTGCGGCGGTTGTGGTGGTGATTTCATACCGCACCGGCAAAATGGCAGTGGTCATGTATACCGTTGTGCCGTAGACGTTGGCGTTCTGAAATGTGTGGCAGACGATGTACTGACCGTTGATGATGAAGCCGCAGCGAACTGAGCCCACGCCCAGCCATTCAAAATCCATCCACAGAATCTGCGGGTGAGAGAGATCAAGCGTCAGGCCCGAAGCCCCGGTCCCATCGAGCTTGTCGCCATTCCAATCAGCTTGGTTGGCAAATCGAGCGTCGCTTGCGGTTCCCGTGATATATGTGCGCAGCACAAACGAGTTGATGCCACTTGTGCGACGAAAAAACACGCCGTTTTGGGTGTTGAAGTACCCTACCTTTTGATCAAGGTTGGCAGATGTGTCGGTGTCCATCTTGAATGTTGCCAACACCAACAAACCCTTACCCGGCTGGTAGAGCATATTGCGGTATGACTGCCGCACTACAGAGCCGATACCGCCGCTCGTCACAGTCATGCTGACGCTTGCCTGATTGGCATTAAATGTTGTTGTGCCGGTTCCCGATGTGGATGTATCAAACTGGTTGTCTGCCGCATATCGGCTTTGACTGTCAAACAGGCTGTAAGGCTGACTGACCCGCAGCCGCCCAAAGGCATCGACATTGGTGCCGCCGATGGAGACTGGAAGAGTATCGACGTTTGCCACAAGCTGCCCCAGAATGTTATTCAGTTGGTTGAAGTACAGGCGCAGGACGTTGTTGAACTGTTCCTGATACCGCGAGTCGTACTGGTACGGAGCCAGCGGCAGGTTGGGCGGGGCGACCTTGTTGAGATCGAACTCGGTAGTGACAACAAAGCTCATCTCCTGCCGTCCTGCCTGATGTCAATCCGGGGTGCGCCAAGCTGCCACGTAGTCCCAAGCTGCGTTGACCCAATTCTGAAGATCAACTGCCTGCCTCGTACCCGCGTGTAAATCTGCCCGGTAAACTCTTCCGTAATCACATATGTGGTGCCCTTGACCACAGCCTGACTGGCGTTATCCACAGAGCCGCTACCCGAGTTGTACAGACCATACAGCGTCATGTTGACCTGCGGCTGCTGGTTGGTGCTGCTTACAGTGGAGTTGCTGAACGTCAGGTCAGGAAGAATCCGCCACACAAAGCCAAAGTTGTGACCGTCACCAATATCAAACTCAGACGACGAGATATATGACTCAATGGCGGTCGGAGTAGCGGTCGAATTGTCGTCAATGCCGTCTTCATGTTGAACAAGGTTGTTGATGTATGTGGCCGCAATCGGGAAGTCCAGCAGGCCAGAATCAAGCCATGCCGTGCGGGCCAGCGTGCCGTAGTACCACGTGTTCTCAAGGTAGTTGTAGACCACATACTTGTCCACCGTGGTGGAGTTTGCAGAGCAGTAGAACCACCAGATTTCATTGAAACCCTCGTTGGTTCCAGAGAACACCTGAAGGTTTTGCTCAAAGTTGAAGTCGTTAAACACGTACCGCCGCAGGTCACAGTTGAGCGTTTGCACGCGACCGTCATAACGATAGAACTTGTCGATGCCCATCCAGTACATCACACCAGAGGCCACAGACACGGCGTTGGGTCCAACGATGGATATGTTGTCACCAAGCAACTGAGTGCCCCACACCACTGGCGGGCCAAGGTACTGGAGCGAATACACCGCAGAATCGGTGAACACCACAATTTCCTGCCGGGTCTGGATTGCGGTAATGATCTCTGAGCCGTGGGACAGCCTTACGCTGCCTGCCTGATTGGTGGCCGCAGGCGTCCAAGTGGTGTAGTCCTCCTGATCCGACCAGCGAATGAGCATGGGGTCAAGGGTGGCAGAACCGTAATCGTTCGTGCCAAACACAATCACAAACCGGGACACATCAGACACGGTGAAGTAGTTCTGCACTGTTGGCGTATCTGCGTCACCAACGGTTGTGATGTTGTACCCCGGTGATCCCGTGCCACCCGATGAATCCCAGTAGTAAAGCGCAGCGCCACGAGGGCCGTACAGCAGGTCTTCGCCGTAGTTGTACTGGTTCCATAAACGCAAGGGGATTGGTGCGCTTGTTCCTGTGCCCCAAACACCTGTGTTCCAAGGGCCAGCCCCCCATCCAATAATAGGAACCTGCGTGGCGGGACCGGGACTTAGCGGGTAATACACCTGTACCGATGCGCCGCCATTGCCGGTATCAGAAGCATTGGAGGTTACAAGAGCCCCAGTGGATGGGTCTTTGGCAAGGAAGGTGAATGTATTGGCGTTGACTACCGTAACTTGATATGTTTGCTCAAGCACGGCTTCGGTGATGTTACCACCCAGACCACCCGCAGCTACATTGTCAAACCGCACAAAATCATCGGTATCCAGACCGTGCGAAGCGGCTGTTACTGTAATGGTTGAGCTGTACGGTGCAATCGTGACCGCAGAGAATGGATTGGCTATGGTGGTGGGTGTGGCTCCAACCGGAGTAATGTTGTAATAAGCGCCACCTTGGCAGATATAGAACTTCAGGTTTGTCCCAACGCCAACCAGATTAGCTCCACCCAGCGTGATCCAGTTCCACAGAGAACGGCACACGCCAAGGAATGTGTTGGCGTTAAACCGGGTCCACCCGCCGATCTTCTCGGGGTTGCCCTGACGGAAGCGAATCTTGTCGCACTCATACCAGCCACCCTCCGTTGTGTAGCGGGTGTTTTCGCGGTTTACGCCCGGTTTAAACAGTGTCTTCTGAAGTGGCATGGTTTCAATCCAACAAAAGGCATTCAGCCTGACGCCGCTTGACAAGACCGGGTAAGACCTTTCCGCCCCCGCGAGTCCAGAGCATCAACTGCTCCTGCGCCCCGTTCCAGTCTTTTTCATCCACCTTGCGCCGCAGGGTACTTCCACGGTATCGGGCTACGCCCAAATTGTAGGCAAAATCCGTCATTGCACCAAGAACTTTTGGATACGCAATCAGCCCCGGAGAGGACTTCAAAACGCCCGCCAGATAGTTGTGCTGGAGCTCAGACAGCAGCCACTGGTCTGCAATCTCTTTGGTGATCTCGGGGTGGTCCATCGTCACCTTGGTGCCGTCTGGTTTGAAAACAGTCCCATAACCAATCGTGGGGTAGCCCGCCGGACAGATGTAAGGCTTCAGGCGCAACCCTTCAAACGGGCGGCACAGATTGGCAGCGATGGTCACCGCCTCACTTACTGGACCGCTCATATACCCGTCCGACAAACCAGAAAGAAATGATCATGTTGAAGACAGCAAGATCATCTGCGCCCCACATTGTGACAATCACTTCTTTCCAATTACCTTGCTGCTCTATAGCAATTAAAAAAGCCGCAATTTTCACCGCAGCATACAAACCAAGGAAAGCGTAGGTGACCATCGGCCTGACCAGCGCGGAGATGGCAGAGACAAACCATCCGGCGTTCTTGGCGGTCTCGGACTGCTCTTTGAACGCCTGAGCCATTGCGTCCATCTCGGCCATCGTCATCTGGGCCTCGGTCTGGCGCATGGCAATCTCGCCACGAATCTTGGCAAACTCCATCTCGGCCTGCACCATGCGCAGCTCGTGGTCGCGTTCGTTCTTTTTGTCAAAGAGCTTGAACACTTCCGGCGCAAGGCGCAGCACGCCGCCGAATAACCCACCAATCAAAGACTCAAACATTTCACTTCTCCAGCAAGAAAGAGAGGTTTTCGTGACGGGGGTAGGTGACCACCCGTTCGCCCTCGGGGCACTTGTACTTGATGATGGCCGTCAGGGTGGCTTTACCGGGCGCTATGGTTTCTTTGTCGGACAGCTTCAGTTGATACGCAAAGGTGTCAATTTGATCGCCCGCTGGGCCGGTGAACTTGCTGGTTGACGGCGTTGCATCATGCATCATCCCCGCCGCATCCCTGACTGTGGGTGTAAACGCCTCCACAGAGCAATCGTCACGTTTTTTTATGCGGGCCACAGTCACGCTGATGGGTTGCCCAATCTTGGCTGCGGGAATCTTGAAGTGTTCCGGCGCCCATTCAAGGATGGGTTTCTGAAACCAACCGAACTTGTCTCCAGCCGTGTAGCCGCCAACCAGCAAAGCAAATGTTGCGGTGACAAACTGCACGACAGGGGTCAGCTTTGGTAACTCCATACAACACTCTTAGCACGGGCCAGTGGTGCAGGTCAGGCTCGATGAAGTTGAGGTGCTGGTGGAGGTACTTGTGGATGGACGGTTGTCGTTTAAGTAGCTGCCAGTGCCCAGCGTACCCGTGGAGTTGGACATGGTGTTGGTCGTGGTGGTCAGAGTGCCGCCGCCCACGATACCTGTACCGGAGATCGTGATGTTGGGCTGGGGCTGTTTGATGTTCACCGCGATGTCTGAAGTCGCCTTGAACCCGACAGTGGCGATGTCACCCACAGCCTTGAACCCAAGGCCAGCCATGCTGGAGAAACCCGTTACGGTGGCCGTCTGAACATCCCGGTTGCTGGTAGCCTGAGAAATGCCAAGCAACGTAGCGTTGTCCGACTGACGGATGCCGAGGTTGGTCTGTTTGTTGACGGCGTACATCTGTCCCACAACAGGCAGGAGTGCGCCCGTGAAGCTCAGAGCATAGTCGGCCCAGTTGCGGGGTGTGGCAATCTGCTGGGGCTGCTGACCGCCGCCTGCGTTCAGGCTGATCACTGCCGCCACCTTGGCCGTGGTATCACCCATTTTGGCAATCTCTGCGAGGGCAGCGTACCGCGCAGCATCGGCCTGTGCTCGGGCTTTGTGGGCCTCGGCATAAGCGGCGTACTCATGGGCGCAGCCGGAGAGGGCAAACGCTGCGGTGATGATGGCAAGTTTCTTCATGCTGGCTCCTGAGTTTGAGGGTATACCTGCCACACACCGGGGACAGGAACGGGCTTTGTCGATGGGTCAAGCTCCCACCATGTTTCAAAAGGCGCACGCTGGGAGATAGCGATCTGCATCTCGGTTGTGGTCATCTCTGGCGTAATCGGCACTTGCAGCGTAATGGCTGGAAGCGTGTCAATGTTTGGCGTATAAACAGTTGTGGCAAATTGCGCCGCTTGGTCATACGACGTTACTTGGTAGGAGTAAGTG